CCGCCTTGGATGGTGCAGTTCAGCCGGGGTGCCCTGATACCCCATCCTCCTGCACACCGCGCAACCTAGTTCGGCAACGCGGCTCATGTGTTTTTTCTCCTTCAGTGTCGTCATGCGCCATTCCCTTTGTTTCTCTTTACTGACATTTGCCCCGCCAGATAGGCGGCTTTGAACGCGCCATCATTGTTCCCAACTCGCAACAACTGTTCTTTCAAATACTTGATTTCAACTTCGCGTTGTTGGCAATTCTTACAAACACCGCGATTTAATCGTTTTATTTTGACTTTCATGCTTCTTCCAACACGCTATGGTTTGGTAAGGTCCGCAAGTAGTAACAATAGTCCGGCTCGCCTAGCAGGTACGGGCCACGATCAACTAAGCAATACAGCCACTTGTTACCCATCTCAGTCATTGATTTACGGCGCGTCAGAAGCTCTGCATCTATCATGCGCGAAATTGCACTGTGTAAAGTTTTCCGATTAATGCTTGGTAGACTGCGTTGAATTTCAAGCAACGACATTTCCCCGTGCGTGGTCATCATTTCAATAATCTGATCAGTCATTCTTTTACCCCAAATCCGGATTTGTTTTTAAAATCAACGCAAGTTTGGCAACGCCACTGCAATCGATTGTCTTTGGTCAGTTTCTTTGTTGTCGCTGGTCGCTTCCGACACGCCTGACAGATCTGCGCTTTCACCTCAGTCATATTTCTTCTTCATTGCCGCCACCCACCCAGCGTGGAATGCCCTGCGTTCCAGCCCAGCCTCCTCTGGCCGGTTGCTGTGCCGCCAATCGTTGAATGCGTCATCGATGCTGACGTTCTCCTCGATCTGACGCTTGCGCCAACCACGAGCGCGTTCAACAAAATCAAATGCTTCATCCTCTGGTGTCATCATATTGTGGCCCTCCCTTCGGCCCGTGCGTTTGCTTGCTGTGTACGCCAAATTTCAACTACCGCCTGCGCGGCAACTAAGTCCCATCTCAACTTCTCCTCCACCTCAACCGCTTCCTTTAATCCCTTGAGTAACTCTTGGTATTCCGGATTCGCGTACGCATCTCGTTCTTGCGCCCCAATCGCATTCTCGGTTGAGCGTTTCATCAGGATTGCTTTTAACGATTTGCGGTACTCCTCGATGTAAGTTCGTTCTGCTTTCGCTTTTGCAAACGTCTTCCCATTTGCCAAGATGTAGTCAATTGCTTTATTCGGGTCGCGCTCCTCAATCATCAGCTCCTCCGCTCTTTGAGTCTTTCCACATAAACCAAATAGATCCCATCACCGCTAAACAAAACAAAAACAAAACAAACAAAAACGTAAACACCAATAAAACTGGAATGTTATCCATCAGACAACTCCCGCTCTTCCATCATCGCGTCAGCCACCATGTATGCTCTTGATGCAACTTCATCTGACCACAGTTCTTTGTTCTGGTTGATGATCGCAAGCATCGCAAGCATTGCAAACATATCGCGCAATCCAATATCGTTTTTCATTCCACATCCTCTATTTTTACTTTCAACATTCCACCGATGTCCGGTGCCCAATAAATTCGCAAATCCACAATCTGTGAGTCGTCGTTGTATACGCCTGCATGAGCCAGACTGTCGAGCGTGGCTTTCAACAGGTTATCAAGATCACGTCGACGTTTGTCTGGTCGCCAAGCCTCAATCGTGACCCGAAGTAGACCGTCAAAGTGGCATCCAGTTTGTTGACGTTTTAGTTGATCAACAACGGCATCACGGTATTCCCGCCCTTTCAGGCTGATAATCATGCGACCATTGACTGTTCTCCAGTAAGTGTTAACTGACGGAGGCCACGGCAATATCACTTCAGATGTCAACATAAAAATCACCGTTTTCAAATTTCATCGGTAGTGAATCTGCGTACTCAACAAACTGCTGGCTAGATCGCTCGAACCAGAACGAATACCAATCTTCAGATTCCCCATTACGCTGTTTCTCACACATCATCATTGCGTCTGGGGTCAGTTTGTCAACCGGCCCGTGCTGGGCATCGTGCTCCTTCTTCTTGTTTCGCCAAATCAGCAACACATTGTCGACTTGATCGCTAATCGAACCACTGCCCTTCAGATCTGATTTGCTTGGCTTTAGCTCTTCGTTTGCGAGCTTACGGATGTGGTGTACAAGGTGAATGTGGACTTTATGATCCCGCGCCAGCGAGGTGAGTTCATCGACAAACATCTTTTGAGCGTTGTAGTCGTCTTCACCCCCGACGCACTTCATCAGCGAATCAATGAAGATGTGCTGGCATCCAAGCTCAACTGCGCTGTATCGGGTAACCGCAATCACTTGCTTACTAGTCACTGTGCCCTGCTGGTCGTACAGCCAGAGCTTGTTGTATGTAAACAGTTGTAGCCGATCCAGAATGCCTTTAATGTATTCTTCCTTGTTGTTAAATCTAGGTGCTTCTGGGTTTTCCCCAGTGAATTGACGCAGCATCCGGTACAAGGTGCGCTTAGGCTTCATCTCAAAACTGGCAATCATCACCTTCTGATTCTGCTTCATCAAACCAAGCGCAATCATGCCAGTTATCATTGACTTGCCCCCACCATTCCCACCCGCATACACCGTGACTTCACCGGGACGAAACTTGAAACTAAAGTGAGTCTTCGGCCATGGCATAGTCTGTGCAATTTGCGCTTCAGGATTGATCAGATCAACCCGCATTTCTTCTATAAACCCTTCGGCATCCTTGACCTTCATCGCAAGGTCGTTTGACTTCAGGTATTTGTCAAAATCAATCTCATCAGATCGAACGATTCGAATCTTGCGAGCCGCGTCTAAGTCACGTGCCCTCTGTTGAATATCAGACTCCTGCATATTGAATTACCTCCTCGATACGTTGTTGAGCAAGTTCCAAACGACTTCTATCCGATTCGCTTAATTGTTTGCCTTTCTTCATGTCATACGCCGCAATCATGACCACGATGCATTCGAACGATACGATCCGAAGAAGACTGGAAGGATAGAACGCTGGCTTTAAAGACTTTAAAGGCTTAGTGGGGTCAGACCGATCAACCCGTTCCGGGAACAGATCACCTATGTCCATCCCAACGGCACCCAACACGCTTTGGATGTCACAACCACCAAAACAGTGAACTAGGACCCTGCCGTCCTCCGCTTCGCGCACCGACAACGATGGAGACTTGTCTTCATGGGCTGGACAGGCAGCAGTCCAACTCCCGTTCTGACCCCTAACTTTCGACAAACGCTGAACGAATTTTTCAGCCGGAGTCATATCACTCTCCTACCAAGTGATTCGGTTTTTACGTCATCTTCCCATCTTTTTTGATTAATAAACGTCAGTGGCGCAGGTTCAAACCCAGTCAACCACTGCTCCGTGACCTTTAAACGTCTCACCACGGCAATAATTTTTTCAGCCAAGGTGTCTAGTGCTAGACGTTCCCATTTCACCTTACAAGCCGATTTAGCCACCTTCCGTTTTGAGTCAGGCCAAACTGCCCAGAATTCTTCAAAACGCAATGAAGTCGGTGCAGCCGACGATATATCTTTCTTCTGCTTCTGCTTCTGTATAGGGTTAACTTTCGGTTCCGATTCGGTTTTCTTCGGCCTTCCGCCTCGTTTCCCAAGTTGTCGGTTCATCTCGACCTGATGAAGATACCTACCAATTTCGTCATCGCAACGACTGTGTCGATACCCGTCTTCGCACTTGTCAAAAAACTCTTCTAGAACCGTTTCGGTTATGTCCAAGTCGAGTCTGATCTTTCGGGCCACCCGTTCAAGGTCAAGCGGTATCGGACGCTCACTCAGGTAGTACAGGTCAAGCAGCCGCCGGTAAGCCAGATCCTCTGCATCAGCCAGATGTATCGTGTCGGTGATGTAGTCACCAATCCAGAATTTGTACCAGAGCATTAGACGATGCTCCCGAATACGTCAGGGCGCAAATCCTCACGCCTGACTTGCCCGTTCGTGTGCCGCTCAATCGAGTGCGCAAGCTCCGGACTAGGTACAGTACGACCGCTCGTAAGCAAGCTCATCCACGTCTTGCTGATGCCTAGAACCCGCGCCAACTCTATCTTTGCGCCCCTCGGCCTTCCTTCAAAATACTCGCGTAACGTCATACAAACTCCCTGTGTTGTGTAAGTGCATCATACACGAAAAAAAAGGTTTAGCAAGGGGGTTGTACGCTCAACTTAAACATGGTACAGTTCGCTCGTCTAACGCATCAGGAGGGCGAAATGACAACCGAAGATCAGATTAACCAAATGATGTTGGAAAGGCACGAGCGCCTTGTGGAAGCTCTTGAACGAGCCGAAGCAGGTCGCGCAAACGAGGACGATTGGATCATCCTGCGACACGAGTGTGGGGTCTTCAAACGTCCAACTGTAACTTTTGAAACTGTTTCAATTTGGAGCGAAGAATGAGTTTGAAAATTAGTGCAGGAACCAGCGTCTCGGCATTTGCCCCAGTCCCTCCCGGTACTCACCTAGCACGGCTTTACCGGATTGTTGACTTGGGAACCCAACAAAGCGAATGGATGGGTAAGACTAAGGAAACAAAAAAAGTGATGTTCCAGTGGGAGGTTCACAGCGAAGATGACCAAGGCAATCCGTTGGTTACAAGCAAAGGTGAGCCAATGACAATCAGCAAAAACTATTCGCTGTATATGTCCGAGAAGGCATCGTTGCGGATCGACTTGCAAGGATTGCGTGGGAAACCATTTGTTAATGACGAAGAGGCTCGATCAATTGGTTGGAATCCACAAGACTTACTTGGCAGTTGGGCCAAAATTTTGGTTGAAACAAGCATCGGTAAAGAAGGCAAGGAGTTTACTAACATAACAAAAATAATTAAATTGCGCCCATCGGAAATATCAACGGTTCCGGAAGGGTTCAACGAATGCCAACTTTTTGATCTCGATAAACCAAATATGGCTTTGTTTGATACGTTCAGCACTTATTTAAAAGCCAAGATTGAATCAACGAAGGAGTGGCAAAGTAGAAACAACACAAAACAGGATGCTAAACAATACGCTTCAGCGAAAGGTGGCTACACCCCCGAAGTTGATGACGATATTCCTTTTTGAGGTGCAACATGGATGACCTTTACAAACTGTTTCGTCGTGACGCAATGGACACTTCTGTTGAAGCCGCGGCAAGTGTTTACCCAGACTTGCGCAGAATTCAACTTGAAGTTCTGACATATGCCAAGCAACGTCCGGACGGTTTTACCGACGAAGAAATGAATGAGTTTTTCGGAACGCATCGGTCAACTTATCGGGCACGGCGATCAGAACTAGTAACTCGTGAACTTGTCATTGACAGCGGTAAACGAAAAGCCATGACGAATGGCAGGAATGCCACTGTTTGGATTTGCCCTGAATTTACTTATCCACAAAAATCATTTGCATTGGAGCTTTAAGTGTTTATTACGAATGCCGAAAAAGCCAAACTCTGGGACAACATCTCAGTTTTACTGAAGAAAGACAACTCAAGAAGCGCAGAGATTACTGCCTTAATACAGCAATTGAAACGCTTGGAATCTAAACTGACAGTTCTGTCAGTGAACAACTTGTTGAATACAACAAAACCAGTCAAGAAAAAAACGCCAGAGCAACTGCAAAAGTTGAAGGACAAGCAACGGGAGTACAACAAACGATGGTACGCAAAAAAACGATTTGAGAAGCTCGAACGTGAAATGGCTGCGAGAGCAGAGCAAACACAATGACCCTGACCATTAAACACGCTCAAGAGGGTGGGCATTGGTACACCCGCGACGGTGTGCCGATGTACACAGTCGAGGCAAAGAAGGGTGGGCAACGCAACACCACCCTTCGAGACGCTCGCACTATGTCGTTGGTCCCCTCGGTAACCACCGTGCTGAACATTGCTGCAAAACCGGCTCTCACCGCGTGGCTACAGCAACAGGTTCTATTGTCGGCGTTGACTTTACCTAAACGCCCCGATGAAGCCGAAAAGGACTACATCGACCGAATCATGTTCGACTCGAAAGAACAGGGTAAAGCAGCGGCTGATGCTGGGACTGACATTCACGCATCAATCCAAGGGTTCTACGAGGGCAAATCAACGGGCAAGCATTTTGATATGGTTGTTGCCAGCGTCAGCGCAATTGATAACTGGGCTGGTCCACGCAAGTGGGTGAGCGAGCGATCCTTCGCCCACGATGCAGGCTTTGGTGGTAAATGCGACCTTTACTGCGATGAAGGCAATGGGTTCGTCGTAGACATCAAAACTAAAGAGTTTACCGAGCCAGATAAGGTCGTGGGCTATGACGACCACCTCATGCAACTAGCGGCCTATCGGGTTGGCCTTGGTGTGCCCACCGCTCGTTGTGCGAACGTGTTTGTGAGCCGTAACGTCCCCGGTCTGGTGGCGGTCAAAGAATG